GAGCGTCGTTCATATGACCAAGGACGATATCAAGTACGATAACTTGAAGAAGCGTAACAAGGAGTGGATCGTTGAAGTCACAGCTAAATTAGAACGTGTTAATCAGGTTCTAAAGAAGCGTGAGTTGGTGAGTGTGTGATGTCTCTGGGCGGGGGGATGCCAAGTGTGTTCCCCCGTCCTTTGGCTTACTAAGAAAACAATATGAAAATAAATACAGAACCAAAACTTGATTTCGATGATGTGTTGTTAGTTCCGCAAAGAACAAAAACGGCATCACGGTCAGCAATTGATCTAGAACGCAAGTTTACATTTTATCATTCTATAGAAGAGTGGCATGGCGTTCCAATCATGGCAGCAAACATGGATACCACTGGTACGTTTGCGATGTCAAGATCTTTAATGCGACACAAGATGCCGACATGTCTACATAAACATTATGAAAACGCTAATTATTTAGCACACTTACTAGAACCAAAATATCAGTGGTTTAGCGTTGGCATTAAAGGTCATGATCTAGACAGGCTAAAATCTTTTTCAGATATCACTGGCAAGTTCCCAAATATCTGTATAGATGTAGCTAATGGATATACAGATGACTTTGTTAATTTCTGTTCTAAGGTAAGAAATGAATTTGGTAAACAACCAATTATTATGGCTGGCAATGTATGCACCCCAGAGATGGTGCAAGAATTAATTTTGCACGGTGGAGTAGATATTGTTAAAGTTGGTATTGGTCCCGGTTCTGCTTGTACTACAAGATTAAAAACTGGATGTGGATATCCCCAACTATCTGCTATAATGGAGTGTTCACACGCTGCTCACGGGCTTAGAAACGGCAAGGGCAGACTTGGGTTAATCTGTGCTGACGGGGGTTGTAGAAAGCCAGCAGACGTTTGCAAGGCGTTTGCGGCTGGTGCAGACTTTGTTATGCTGGGAGGTATACTGGCGGGTACAGATGAATGTGAGGGCGAATGGACATACGAATACAAGTGTTCAGTTCAAGACAAGAATGGAAGAGATTGGTGGCAACCTCATAATCCCGGCTATCCAACAGAAACAAGAAAAGTAGAATTAAAGTTTTATGGAATGTCGTCACACGCTGCACAATCTAAGTATGGTGGAATTAAAGACTACCGTGCCAGTGAAGGCAGAGTTTTAACTATTCCATACAAGGGTTATGCAGAAGGTGTTGTTTTAGATATCTTGGGTGGCTTACGAAGTTCGTGTGCGTATATTGGCTCAACATGTCTAAAAGATATGTCTAAATGTGCAGAATTTAACGTAGTAAATAGAACTCATTTTGATCAAAGTGTTGAATGACATTACCAGCTATAATTATATCTACTATGTGTTACTTGTGGACATGTGGATGTTGCTTTATTGGCAAAGATTATCCACACGCATTAATGTGGTTTGCTTACGCTCTAGCTAATCTAGGATTATTGTGGTATGAAATCAACAAAATGGGATAAGCGTTTCCTTGAATTAGCCAAACTATGCGGATCGTGGTCGAAAGACCCGTCAACTCAAGTGGGTGCTGTGATAGTAGATGGTAATAATAGAATTGTATCTATTGGTTTTAACGGTTTTCCACAAGGCGTTGAAGATTCTGAAGAAAGACTAGTTGACAGAGAGAGAAAATATGATATAATAGTACACGCAGAGGCGAATGCTCTGATGTTTGCAAACAAATCTGTAGAAGGATGTACTTTATACACTTGGCCGTTTCAACCTTGCTCTAGATGTGCTGGTTTAATTATACAGTCTGGTATAACTAGAGTGGTTTCGGTAGTACATAGCGATGATCGTTGGAAAAAAAATTTCGAAATTTCTTGCCAATTACTCAAAGAAGCTGGTATAACATTAAAGGAATACGAGAGTGAAGAGTAGGCAGGAACAAATAGAAGATCTGGTTCAGGAATGTTATCTTGTACACCAAGAGTCTATAATAGTTCAGTTGATAGTTAAGCTAGAAGAAGAATACAGAGAGATAGCAACATTATCAACAATGGGAGAGTATAAAAAAGATTGGACGCATCAGCAGGTTTTAGATTTTATAACTTTTGAAACATAGGAGATATCTATGCCGACAGTAGAAGAAATGGCTCAAGCACACCTTGGTAATGTACAAAAAGCTATAGGTGAATTAGAAGCACAAAAAAGACAAATTGAAGAAGAAATCAATAAGCTTTCAGCTTATTTAAATGAAGGTTCGTTGGTGTTGACTAATAGTGAAGTGAAAAGCGAAAACAATTAAAGGAGAGTCTTATGAATTCTACACAGTTTTTTGACAAGTTAGATAATATTGCATGTTCGTATAAGTGGACGGTCAGCAATAATAGAGTAAATGCCACAATTCAAAGTGGACCAAATGTTGGCACTACTTTGAATCCAATTACTGCATTGGCTCATAAGTCTGGATTTGGTATTTTTGAAAACACAAGAGATGGTGCTGAATGTGCCGCTAGCTTGCTTGGAATCCCAAGAGATCTTGCTAGACAATTATACAGTGCTACTATTGGCAATAAAAATAGAGGAAGTGTTCAAGTTTTTCGTGGTAGAATTCGTTCAGCTTTGGAGGTTTAAATGAATATTAATACTTGGCTAGGTTGTGGCCGTCTAACTAAGGATGCAGACTTTTCTGTGACGCAGAAGGGTACATCTATGTCAAAGTTTCGCATGGCGGTAAATGACCGCAGAAACGATGAAACTCTTTATCTTAATGTCTTATGCTTTGGTAAAATGGCTGAAGCGCTCAAAGATCACCTAACAAGAGGAAGACTTGTAGGTGTTCAGGGTAAGATTAAGATTGATGATTATCAGGACAAGGAAGGCAATCAAAGAAATTCTGTTTGCGTTATGGCAGATGAAATTTCACTTGGTCCAAATGGGGCAACCACAAAGTCTGAAGCGTCTTGAAGGTTTGTTGGATGAAGAAAGGACGAATAGCCCGATAGGAAACTGTCGGGCTATTTTTTTAAGAAATGGCACTTGACTTGCCGATAGAAAGTGGTATACTCTTAGGTAAAGGAGAACCACAATGGGACATGAGCATTCTTTAGTAGATGAATTTTTAGCAATTGGCTTCGTCTGTATTTTTTTATACCATCTAAATCAAGCTATGCAAAAAGCATCTGGCATCGATTGGGATAATATTGAATTATTTAGGATAACAGACATTTACGCAAAAGATTGTGAATTAAAAACAAATCAAAGCACTGTCGATAACAGTCGTACAGAAACCAAAAAACGCCAGACACAGAACAAAAAGAAAAAAACACAGAAAAAGAAAAAGCAAAAAAAGCCAGAAGAAAGAAATAGCAATGGCTATACAGCTTTACAGCAAGATTGTTTTGATGCTCTATCAGCGCTGGGGTTTAAATACAAGAAAGAAAAACAGTTCATTTTGAATAAAACTTTTAATGAACATAAGCCCGCAACTGTTGAAGAGTTCATAAGCTTGGTGTTTAAATGAAAATACAGAAACAGTCTATAGTCATAGCTAATTCTATGTTAGAAAAAGCAAAGAGAAGTAGGATTTCAAAAAATAAATTTTTTCACTTCGCTTTTGCTTTCAAGAAAAGTAAGCTTATAGCTATAGGTCAAAATAATCCAGAAAAAACTAATGCAAGAGCTTTCAGAATAGCAAAACATTTTGGAATTAAATTGCATTATCCATATCTTCACGCAGAAACTGATTTAATATCTAAGCTTATAACTGGATCACACGCAGATGATTCCATATCTCTTGTCATAATAAGACTTAATAAAAATGGGCAGCTAAGAAACAGCAAGCCATGCAAAAGATGTAGTCATATATTAAATGCTTTGAATTTTAATAAGGTTTACTGGAGTACTGATTATGGTTTCAGGAAATTTAAGTAACATGAGAACGTATCTTATCGGCGCTATGGATAGAGTGCCAGATGGCGGCGCTGGATGGAGAGACTTTATCACTCCAAAATTAAAAGAAATGAATATTAAAGTTCTTGATCCATGCAAAAAGCCAATAGAGAGCGCCAAGGAAGACGTTAACACTAGGCAGCAAATCGAACACTATAAAGAAACTGGCCAATTTGAAAAAATTAGAAATAAATTTGGACATATCAGAAATGCTGATTTAAGATGCGTAGATGTTTCAGACTTTGTGATTGCACAAATTGACATGAATGTACATATGTGCGGATCTTATGAAGAAATTGTTACAGCTAATAGGCAAAAAAAACCGATACTAGTATGGTGCAAACAAGGAAAGCACCAAGCACCGAACTGGTTGTTTTTTATGATACCGCACGAACAAATATTCAGCAGCATGGAAGAATTGTTGTCTTACTTAGAAAGCATAAACAGAAGACAAAACATAAAAGATCTAAAAAGATGGTTTTTTATAGGAGAATGAAATGAAATTAGAAAATATAACGCTTATAGCAATAGCTGGAAGACCCCAAGATATAGAGCAGAACAAAAAAGTTCTTAGACATTGCACAAGTCTTATAGATTTTGAAAAAGTTATTCTATTATCATGCGAAGACGACAAAGAATTTGAAACGAAAAACATTGGTCTCCTAGATACCGCTATGCATTCACGCTTCTGTGTAGAAAGTTTAACAGACTTTGTATCAACTGACTATTGCCTAGTAGTTCAACCTGACGGCTTTGTTATCAATACAAGTATGTGGTCTGAGGATTTTTTAAACTATGATTACATAGGCGCTCCTTGGCCCAGTTATGGATTTGCTGTTGGTAATGGTGGATTTTCATTGAGAAGTAAAAAATTTCTAGAAACATCCTCTAAGATTAAATATTTTAGCGATGCCCATTTAAGGGCTGGTCTAACTCCTTTTCATTTTATACATGGACACGTTGTGCCAGAAGACTGGTTTTTATGTGTCAATAAACGACAAGAATTAGAAGAAAATGGAATAGCATTTCCAACTGCCGAATTAGCATACAAGTTTTCTATAGAGTATAGCCACCCAAAATTTACGCCGATGTTTAATTCAGAAGATATAAACTCTTATAATTCTTTTGGTTTTCACGGTAACTTTAACAGAGCGGCAATGGAGTTAATCAAATGAACGCAATAAACATAATATCACCAATTAATAAGCTAGGATATGGAATATCAGGTCTAAACATAGTAAAAACTTTATCAAGTTTGTATGACGTTTCTTTATTCCCCATCGGGCCTATAGATCTTGATAGTCAAGAGGACGCCGACATAATTAAACAATGTATAATGAATTCTTATATGCCAGATTTTTCAGCACCATGCATAAGAATATGGCATCAGCACGATATGGCGCAATTTGTAGGAAAAGGTCCAAGAATAGGATTTCCATTCTTTGAATTAGATGTTTTCACCGAACACGAAAAACATCATCTAAACAGTTTAGACTTTATATTTGTTTCTTCAGGTTGGGCAAAAAGTATATGCGAAAAAGAGTTAAAATTGAATCCAGAAAATATTCTCGTTGTGCCACTTGGAGTAAATACTGATATATTTCAAAAATCAGAATCAAGTAAAAATAAAAATACAGTGTTCTTTAATTGTGGAAAATGGGAGGTTAGAAAAGGACACGACGTTATACCGCAAATGTTTAATAAAGCGTTTACACCAGAAGATGATGTTGAATTATGGATGATGTGTGAAAATCCATTCCTTACAGAGAATGAACAGTTAAAGTGGCAAGACGTTTATAAACAAACAAAACTGGGCGATAAAATAAAGTTTATACCAAGGGTGAATACATCTCAAGAAGTGTATAATATTATGAGTCAAATAGATTGTGGCATCTTTCCCTCAAGGGCAGAAGGGTGGAACCTAGAGCTGCTAGAAGTACTTGCTTGTGGGAAGAAGGTTATTACTACTAATAATTCTGCACATACAGAGTACTGCAATAAAGATAATTCTATTTTAATAGATACTCCAGAACTAGAAATTGCTGTTGATGGTAAATTTTTTAAAGGATTTGGTCAATGGAGTTCGATAACACAAAAGAACATAGATCAGTTCTCAGAAGCAATGAAAACTATTCACTTGAAAAAACAGTCTGGAAACCTTACAATTAACGAACAGGGAGTCAGAACGGCTCAAAGCTTCAACTGGAATAACACTAGCAGAAAGATTCAAACACATGTTCAATTTATTCAAAAGAAAGAACAAGCAAGCTGATGAAAACACAAGTATTTCTGCGCAAATAACATTAACAATCAGCGATATGCATGAAATACAACCAACATTAAACGTATATATCAAAGATTATAGTGATGATAGTATATTGTCTTTATGCTCATTAGTTCAGCTTTTTGGGGCAAAAGATTCAAAGAGCGAGGCGTTAGACATAATAAAAACTTTTTTTCAGAGAGATGGTGAAGGCGAAGCTTTTGAAAAAGTAACTAACATCATTACGTTTATTGATAACTCTGGCCAAAAAGTTGGAGAAATACAATCCCCGTGCATTAAACCTTCGGATCTAATGAAATATGAGTCAAAAATTTAAGAAGAAAATAGGCTGGCAAAAGTACGAAACGTTACTAGAAGAACAGTTGTCGTCTAACTTCTTGTTAAATCTATTAAGCAAACACAAGCTACACGTTGAGGATGTAGAAGAATACGACAGCGATATTGTTGATGATAAAGACGAAGAAGATTCTTCTTCAGAAGCATTCATGATACCGATAACTAGCAAATTAATAGAAGAAGCCAACATTATACAAAATTTTGATTGCTGGATTGGTCATACAAATTTTGACATAACTCAAGATATTAAAGATAGCCTTGATACCATACAAGGCGTAGAGCTTATGAATATAATGAGTAGATATAGATTTTTTATAGGAATTGGAAGGATGTTTGAGTTTAAAAATGTTCGTAGATTGATAGAAAACACTTTGATAAAGGAGAATTTTGAAAATGAAAACCATGAACATAAATCAGAGAATTGAAAAAGCTTTAAAAGACCAAGACGTTGTTAAAATAATGAACAAGGCGTGTCAAAGCTTTTCGAGGCAATTGGACCAAGACACAATCTACACATGTAAAATAAACGCGCTGTGGAAGTCTTTGGTTAACTACAACCCGTCAAAAAACACAAAGTTTACCACATATTTGTACAAGGGTGTTTTGATTGAGTGCTTGAAATCTATCAAGTTTGAAAACAAGGGTAAATTCGTCAAAAAAATATTACATGAAAATATACCTTCAAAATCTAATGACAACATTCTAATAGAATTGGTAGACATACTAGACAGCGACGAGGATAAGCAGCTACTTATAGATAAATATATGAACAAAACTATTCAGGAAATGTCAGAAAGTAGATCTTATAGCCGTGAAACAGTCAGAAAAAAGCTAAAAAAAATCTACCACAAAATCAAAAAAGAATCTGAATAGTGTATATTATGCTAGGAGAGGATTATTAAAGGACAAGGAAATGATTTAGTTCCAAAAAATGGAGATTATTATGGCTACGGTTCAAGTTCAAGTTTTAGATGGAGCATCAACTTCAGCAACCACTGAAAATAATGGTGGAACAGTTGTAAATGGTGGGAATATTCCAGCTGGAAGTCCAATGACTAACAATAGAAGCTTAGTAGATGTTGCTGACGGCGGTGACGAATACGGCTCAGTAGTAGTAAAAAGAAATTTCCCCTCTAGTAAAGATTTTCGCGGCGCAATCGAAGCCAAAGGTCTAAACAATGGCACTTTTGCTTTTTATCCTAACGCCCAAGAAGGAGAAAGAAATTTCTTGATTCGCGGAGTTGGTACGGCTGACGGAAACAATAAAATTAATAATTCTGCAAGTTCTGTAGTGGCCATGCCAGCCTCAGAGGTTGGATTGAGAAGTGTAAGCCCAATTCACCTGACCGTTTCAAGCGTACAGCTTGGTGAAGATGACGCTTCCTTTGATGTTCTAGCCAGACCTTCAACAGCAATGGTTCCGGGTAGAACAAAGGGTACAGATGCTGGTGCTGCATCAACATTTGTGAATCCTGAAGATGGCACTCCAGCAGTTGCTACGGAAATTCTTCCAAGCAGAGCAGTTCCGGGCGAACTAACCTATCATTTTGGTGGATTGGCAGCGCCAACAACTGACGAGTACAAAGCAAGAGATAGCTACGAAGCATAATTAATTATATATTCTAGCTTACGGAAAGCACTCCTAGTGGGTGCTTTCCACTCTTTCTTTCTACTTGGAGATTCTCACTGTGACCGAAATCAATCCAGAAATAATAGCAATTATCGTTGGATCAATTGGTAGTGTAATTGGATTCTTTACTTTTCTCTGGAAGAGGTTTGTCAAACCGCTTGTAAAACTCGTTAAAAATCACGATGTTTTTATCAAGTCTGTGGATGATCTACGCCTTTTAATAGAAAAAGAATTACAAACAAATGGTGGAAATAGTATAAAAGATGCTATTATAGACATGAGAGCCACCTGTAGCAGAATAGAAGGAAGACAAAAAGTAATTATACAACGAACAAAAGCCGCTTTACATTACAGTAACGTTGCTTTGTTTGAGACAGACGCAGAAGGTAGATTGGTCTGGTGTAACGCAATGATGCAAGATTACACCAAAGACATAGTAAGTAGTATAGAGGGTTTTGACTGGATTAATCTTTTCGCAGAAGAAGAAAGAGAAGAAGTGCAAGCAGAATTCTTTTCTTGCTTAAAAATGAATAGAAGGTTTAACAAAACCACAAGACTTCAAAACAATACAACGGTTAGGCTTATTGGCTACCCGTATAGGATTTCCGATAGTGAGCATGGCGGCTTTTTAATCAGTTTACAAGAAGAGGTATAACAATGGCTGATACAGACAATAATTCACCGGCTTTTAGTTTGAATGTTACAGACGTTCTTGAAATCAGTAAAAACACCGCACTTGTTGCTTTGGCTGCTGGTTTAACATATTTAGGCGAAAATTTAGCAGACCTAGATTTAGGTAATCTGGGCGTTATGTTTGTTCCAATCGCGGCAGTTGTTATTAATACTATCGTAAAGTGGGCCAAAAATAACGTACCGGAGTAAAAAAATGTTTAATAAACCTAGAGATCTACTTAATGCTTACAAGGATGGTTTTGTAGGCTCATGGTGTGACCCCGAAGACACGGACAAACTTCTTGGTGAGCTGCCGCACCCCTTGTTTGGTGTGGCAGCTTCTGATTTATACAGCAGCGGAAAAGGTAAAACGGCATTACTCTATAAGTCTGTCCAGAAATATGATCCCACGTTTGGCGGTCACGAACGACAGGTTACGGGGGATTGTGTCAGTCACTCTACACGCAACGCCGTAGACGTTACCAGAAGCCATGAAATTATTGGTGGGGATAGAGAAGATTTTGTTGCCAGAGGTGCTACAGAAGCTATTTATGGATCTAGAGGTCATGGCGGTCAAGGTATGTCATGCTCTGTTGCTGCTAGATTCGTCCACCAAAATGGCGGAATTTTAGTAAGAAAAGATTATGGTTTTGTAGATTTATCTAAATATGACGGAATGCTTGGCGCTGGTTGGGGAAGAAGAGGAGTGCCTTCTGAAGTTGTAAAAGAGGGTAAAAGGCATCAAGTTAAAACCATTAGTATGATTAAGTCTGTAGAAGAAGCTAGAGATGCCATTGCCAATGGGTATGCTTTAAGTGTCTGTAGTAATTATGGATTTTCATCACGCAGGGATAAACATGGTATAGCCCGTAAATCTGGATCATGGAATCACGCAATGGCATGGACGGCGATGGACGATTCCCACGAAGTATATAACGAAACTTTATTCTTAATACAAAATAGCTGGGGAGTATTTAATGGTGGCCCAAAGCGTTTTGGACAGCCAGAAGGGTCTTTCTGGATTAGGGAAAGAGATGCCGCCGGTATGTTAAACCAAAATGGAGCGTGGGCATTTAGCGATGTTGACGGCTTTCCTCCACGAAAAGTAAAATGGACTATAGACGAGGTATTTTAATGTCTTCACAATATAAGCATATTCAGCTTAGGCGCGGCAAACAATCTGCATTCCATCAGTCCAACCCAGTATTAAAAGAAGGTGAACCGGCTTTTGCTGTAGATGTTGGTCAGCTAAAAATAGGAGACGGGAAAAAACCTTGGAGTGAATTGCCTTCATTTCATAACAATGTTTTAAAATCAGTATCTGTAGACATTCCAGCAATACAAGCAAATACTTCGGAAACGGTAGCAATTACTGTTGCAGATATAGATGCTAGAAATACCTATGCCGTACTTGTCGTGCCAGACTCTATTTTACCAGACTATGTTACTATCAGATATGCTTATGTATCAAACGATAATGAAGTTTCTGTAGTTCTAACTAATGTTGATAACTCAGCAATTGACGGGAATGAAATAAACAATTATTCTCCAGCAACAAGTGATGTAAAGCTAAGCGTTGTAATATATTTTGTAAACATTTTCTCAGAAACAGTTATTACAACAACAACCCCAGATCCCGTTGTTGATGATGTTCTTTCTTACGGATATAACGAGTTTGGTCAATTGTCCTTATCAGATAATTTAGATAAACTACAGCCAACTCTAGTATTTGATAATGGAAAAAAGTGGTCAACCTTTGAGCTTGGAAATTATCATACTCTAGCCTTAGATTATGATAAAATTTTACATTCTTGCGGTTACAATTATTACGGGCAGTTAGGAATAGAATCTAATGGTGTTGGAACAAACATAAAAGATCTATCAGAAATACAAAACACATACTTTAAAAACGGTGAAGTTTTTAGTTCTGGTTATCCGATTAAGCAAACTTGGTCAAGAATATCGGCTGGATCACATCACTCTTTAGCAATAGATAGTAGCGGCAATTTATTTTCGTGTGGTGATGGATCTTATGGGGCTTTAGGTCTTGAAGATACAAACGCTAGAGATGCTTTTACAATTATTGGAAAAGACGTTTACTTTGTAGATCTAAATAGACTAACAGAGAACGGAATTAACTCTGTAGATAACAGGTTCACATTAAATGATATTAATATCAACGCTAATTTTATAGCCAATAACGGAAAATACATTGTTAGCGGTATATCTCCTAGTAACGCAATTTCTTTAGTTCATAATTCCACCGCTGACATTATTGCATATTCTGGCGGCGTATTAGAACAAACTATAAATAACCAAAGATACTATTCAGACTACCTTCTTATCGATGTTTCTGGAGATTATAACAAGGCAAGCTTAACATCTTTAAATGGTTCTTATTTAAATAACGGACAAGATATTCTTTATTACAAAAGCTTAAACGGTGGCTGGCAAGAAGTGTCTGCTGGTAATCACCACTCTTTAGGTATAAAAAATAATGAGTTATACACTTGGGGCAATAATAGCTTTGGGCAACTTGGCGACGGCGATCACAGAGATGTTCACGTTCCACAAAAAATTACAGATAAAAATGACTGGGTTCAAGTAAAAGCAGGCAACAGTCACTCGTTGGCTCTTGATAGTAATGGAGATATATACGCTTTTGGGAATAATCAATATGGACAGCTTGGTATTGGCAGTGTCAACCACGCTGATATTCCAACAAAAATAAACTTTGATTTTTCACAAATACAAGACGTTAATTTTACATATCTTCCTTCAGGTTCATACGTAGACGTACAAGAATACAATCATAAACAGGTGTACGTTTTAGACTACACTCAGGGTAAGCAATATAATCCTCTGGAGCGCTTTGTGCTATCTAGCGGACAGTACATAATTTACAATGTCCCACAATCAGATCCAATCGCTATTTTAAACAGAGGAAAAACAAATACTATTAAATACAATGGAGATATCAACGGTGGATGCTTGAATTTAGTTAACACAACTGCCGATGGAACTTATAATTTCTATTATGGAAACGTCTATATTGACGTTCTAGGAAATTTTGACAAGGTTAGTATATATTCATACAATCATGGATACATGGGAGGAAAAAATCTTCTATTTTACGAAAAACCAAATTATGTTATTGAAGATATATCAGCTGGAGCAAACCATAGCTTAATTAAAACGGATACAGATCAAGTTTTGAGTTTTGGTAGAAACCATAAAGGTCAGCTTGGTACTGGTGACAATTTGGACAGATCAGTTCCGTTTAGACTTAGTGAAAGTAATATTGAAAAAATATCTACTGGTGCAAACCATTCTCAACTTGTTGATAATCAACATTACATATGGTCGTTTGGAGACAACGACCGTGGACAATTAGGATTAGGAGATAGAGTTCCTAGAAATCTTCCTTCACAAATGCAGTCTCCAATACGATGGCAAAACACGTTCAATGGTGGAGATCATTCTTACTCAACAGTATTAAGTTATTTTCCCAATGTTCCCACAAACTTAAATGTTGAAAATGCAAACACCAGTAATATTGTTGGTAATCGACAATTACTAGTATCATGGAGTCATGAAACAGCTCTACAGGAAGCAGTTACTCATTACGTCATTGAATACTCTATTGATAACGGAGTAACTTGGTCCGTTTACAGTAACAATGCTTTGTCAAACAATTTTAATAATCAGCAACCACAAGTATCAAATCTTTCATTCATCTTAGACGGGCTGAATAATTCAGAAAGTTATTTAGTGAGAATAGCTGGGGTCAATCGTGTTGGCAAGGGACAGTACACATCAACTTCTCAGCCTATTTCGCCAGAAGAAGCTACGGACGGATTATTTGATAGCGTGATTCTTTATTCACACTTCGACAATAGTTTAGATGATTTATCGAATAACAGTTATCCTTATGACACAAGTTTCTTGACTAATATCGACAGTGAAGGAACAAGATATCTAGACGGAGCATTCTCAGAATGCTTAAGATTATATCGTTACGACTCAATGAGATATGATACTAGTTTCAATCTCGATGGAGAGTATACAATTGAATTTTTCTTTAATCCAAGAAATAGATCTGAAGACATCAATGCTAATCCTTCTGGAAACCCAATCATTACGCTAAATGACAGCAACAGTAATCAATATCTTAATATTATGTATTACGGTAACGATACAACTGGATATGATCTTAAGATATTTAAAACTGACGGAACAAATTTAATAAATATTCAAGATTACAACTTCAATGGTTTTGACCACATAGCACTAACAAGAACAAGCGGAATTCCAGACAATCCATCGAGCGTGGAATTGCTACAACTTTACATAGATGGAAACGTTGTCGCAAGCGGAAGAGATAGTTCTAGTTATGTAATAGATTCTGTGCTATTAGGATCTGGCCAATATTTCCACGACTTTGAAATTGACGAATTACGGCTCTCAAGCGGAATAAGGTATGACAATAATTTCACACCAACAACCAAACCTTTCGGTATAGGATTATCATAATGGCAGAAAACAAAAACACAACAACAATACAGTTCAAAAGAGGAACTGCCGCCGAGTTGGCTAGTTATGTTCCGAGTTCTGGAGAGCCAGTTTTCGCTACAGACTTAAAACTTTTAAAAGTCGGTGACGGACAACAATCTTTTGAGGATATCTCATCACCACCCAGCGAAGCCTCTGTTTATTACGTTCACAACAATACCGGAAATACAATTTATAAAGGTCAAGCAACATACACTAACGGTGTAACCGCTGGTGGAAAAATTATTACTATTGATAGATATATAGCTGATGGTACAATCGAATCAATAAGATTTTTAGGTTTAGCAAAAGAAGATATTGCTCACGGTAGCGATGGAGAAATTGTACACTTCGGACATGTTACACATGTGAACACCACTTCTAATGGGGTAAACATTAACGCAACTGGATCTGATTTTCAGCAGGGAGATATTTTATACGCAAGCCCAACGGTTGCAGGCACTCTTACTACCACAAAACCAACACAGGGAGCAATTTCTGTAGCTTTTGTTTTAGATGCTGGTACTAATGGAGAATTATTTGTAAGACCCTCCATAGAAGAAGACGATTATTCCGTTGACGAAGTTACAGTTAGTTCTACCCCGCTGAGTAACTGGAATGTAGGTGGATCTTCTGCTAATTTTGTTAAAGTTACCCCAACGACAGGAACTAATATAACTGGTATAGATAAAAACTACAAACACAAAAGATTCACTATTTTAAATGACTCGTCAAGCTATAATATTACTTTAACTCCTCAAGCTGTTGGAAGTTCGGCTGGAAATAAACTTAGATTTTCTGAAGGGGTTGGAAGTATACTTTACCCAAAAGAAAAAGCAGACTTCATATATGACAACATAGACGAAGAATGGCTTGTGGTTAAACACGGAATTAGCTCTAATACTAAGCCAATAACTAATGCTTATGGGTCAGCAGTTGTGAGTGGTGTATATAATGCTGTAATTGTAAGTAGCGGTACATATAATCACTTACAACAAAACAACATAACAGATCCAAACACAATATATTTCGTTCCATAAGAGGTAAACAATGCCACCAATTTACCTTGGAGATAAAGCTGTAACAGTATATAAAGGTGATACAGTAGCTAGCAATGTTTCCATAGGAACAGTAATCGTACAAGCGTACACATAGTCAAAAACATAAGGGGTTTAACATGCCAGATTATAGCAAAACGAGAATCCAATTTAGAAAAGGAACTGCTGCCGAATGGGGCGCTGCCGCACCCGTAGTATTGGCTAGTGGAGAACCGGGATTTGTAACAGACACCAACACGCTTAAAATCGGTGATGGATCTACTGTTTTTTCTTCACTAAGCGCAATTACTGGTGGTGGTGGTGGTGGATCTGAAGTAAATGATTTAACATCGATTGTAACATGGACCAATGTGCCAGATGCTAACATTACCGAAAGTTCGGTTGTTCAACATTCTGGAGCTTTACAAGTCACCGAATCGCAAGTAGTAGACTTGGGGGCATATATCACAACAGAAACAGACCCTGTTTTTACCGCACATACTGTTAGTAGCATTACGGATGGGACCGGCTTGTTACAAAATGATGGAGCGGGCAATTGGAGTTACGATAACTCGACATATTTAACCTCAGTGACAAACATAGATACAACTAATTTTAATGCAACAGCAATCGTTACAGAGACTGAAGGTATTAGTAGCAACGATAATGATACTACTCTACCTACATCGGCGGCTGTAAAAGATTATGTAGATAATAACGCTGGCACTACCTATACGGCTGGCGATGGATTGACTCTTACCGGCACAGAATTTAGTGCAGATTTATTAAGCGACACTTCTGCCGTTGCTAATTCTGTTCAAATTACAAATATTGTAGCTATTAGTCAGGCTAATTATAATAGTTTGGGTAGTTACGACGCTAATACTCTATATTACATAACATAGGTTTAACATGAAATTTGGATCTACAGATATTTCACAACACTATGTTGGTTCATCGCTCGTTCCACGTATTTATAACTGTGAAGATACTAATTATGTACGAAGCGAAACTGCCTTTGATGCAGATGTTTTAATTGTTGGTGGTGGTGGCGGTGGTGGTACGGCTCTTGGAGGGGGAGGTGGTGGTGCTGGTGGATATAGAGAGTTCACAAAGAAGTACTATACTGGAACAAGTTACACTGTAACTGTTGGTGCTGGTGGATCAGCTAATTCTGTGGGGAGCGATTCTTCAATAGAAAGAATTGGTTCAGGTGGTGGTGCTGGTGGTGTAACAACTGGTGGCAATGGCGGTTCTGGCGGTGGAGGAAATGGCTTTCTGTCTAATGCTGGTGGATCGTCCACATCGCCAAGATGCAACGGTTCTGCACAAGGTAATGATGGAAGCGGAGGGAACGGCGTATTTGCCCAAGGTGGTGGAGGAGGTGGAGCTAATGCAGCTGGTTCTGGCGCTGGTAATGGAGGTAACGGAACAGCGAGTTCAATCACCGGATCTAGTGTGACAAGAGCAGGCGGCGGTGGTGGTGGAGATACTAGTGGTGGTGGGGGTAGCACTGCTACTCCCGGTTCTGGAGGTTCTGGTGGAGGTGGTGACGGTGGATCTGGTAATCAAACAAATGATTCTGCCGCTGCTGCTGGAGATAATGGTACAGCCAATACTGGTGGTGGGGGCGGTGGAGGAGCATACTATCACGACTCTTCTACTGGATGGAATCTAGGTGGCACTGGTGGTAACGGAGGTTCTGGATTTGTTTGTATTAAGTTCCCAGACACCATTACAATAACAATTGGCGGCGGCTTAACATACACATCATCCACAAGCGGCGGCTATACTACTGTTCAGTTTACTGCTGGTACTGATACTATTGAATTTTTCTGGAATCCAAAAACATATAGCGGTTTAGAGCTTTGGCTAGACTCTAACGATAGTGAAACTATCACATTAAACGGTGGAACTGTAAGTCAGTGGGATGATAAGTCTGGGAATGATTATCACGTATCCCAAGGTACAGCTAGTAACCAACCCGCACTAACTTCTAATGTATTAAATGGTAGGGATGTTTTGAGATTTGATGGGGGCGATTGGCTTGAGAATTTGGTCGCTACACCCGTTGGCGGTTCAACTAATAGAACTATTTTTATCGTGGCTAACTATACTGGAAGTAGTATAGATTATCTACTGTATCTTGGCACAGCATCAAACTCCCCTTCAAATGGTAGTGTTTTTGGAGTTAGTCAAGAAACAGCAGTCAGAGTGTCTAATGGCAATAGAATATTTAATGATAGTGTTTCATCTAGTCATAGTATTTTATCATTAATTCTAGACGGGACAACTACTTCGGATTTATCAGCATGGAAAAACGCAACATCATTAGGTGTGAGTTCAACAAATAATCAAACAATTAATACTAGTTCTCGTTTTTATGTTGGCGGTCCAACATCCACTGTTGGAGGTTTATTAGAAGGAGATATTGCAGAAGTAATTATATATAACTCGGCATTATCAACCGCTCAAAGACAGCAAGTAGAAAGCTATCTAAGCAATAAATGGGGTATAACATGATCTATTATGTATTTGATACAGAAAATGAAGCGATAGCTGCTGAAAACTTAATTGTTAACAATATTAAGTCATGGGTTGAAACATACACCCCTTCGGTTATTAATGATTCTGGAGACGCTATTGTTGGAAGAAGACCTCAAACTGGAGAAGTGGCTTCAGGACAAACATCTAGGTGGGCAATCCCAAAAGAAAGATTAGATGGTAAATGGGTATTTGAAAAGCCAACCGCTATTCATCTTGGCCCAATACCGTTATCAACTGTTATTAGCGGAGTGACCGCTGTAGAGCAAGCTTATGAAGATTCTTGGTTCCCAGAGCCAGAGGTGATATAGATGCCATATTATGCAATATTAGACGAAAACAACATAGTAACCACAGTTATTGCTGGTAAGGATGAAAATAGCACAAATTGGGAGGCGTACTATAGTTCTCTGCTTGGTAAAACTTGCAAGAGAACATCGTATAATACAAGGGCTGGCGTTCACGCAGAAGGTGACACTCCCTTTAGAAAAAACTATGCTGGAATAGGTTACTCATACGATGAAACTAGAGATGCCTTTATTCCACCAAAACCATACAACAGCTGGGTTCTTGTAGAAGATTCATGCACTTGGGAAGCTCCAATAGCACAACCAAACGATGGAAATGCTTACATTTGGAATGAAAACACAACAAACTGGGAAATTTTCGAAATACCTAATAACGGAGAATAAACATGGCCATTGTATCAACAACAGACGTAGTTCAAAATATAGATTCAACTAGAGAAGTAGCACGTAACGCAAGCGTGGTGTGTAGCTGCTTTCCAACTGGAGAATCATTTACTGTCGATACCAATACAGACAGTAATTTTGTCAACTTCGACACAAGTTTAACATACACGGCAGTCGAATCCTTGTATACTTCAAGATTTGATGATATCGCATATTACAATGCGGTTAACGGAGGTACTCCATGAAAAAATTTCTTGATTATGTTATAGTATCTTTAGTTTCAGTCATACTGACCCTCTCGCTAGCCCCAAGCATTCCCAAAGTAATAGACGGGGGAAGTCCTTGGTCTAGCGGGTTTAATAATGGTTATAGTTGCAACACCAGTGAAATAGCCAAGATGTATGAGGGTTACGTTAATGAATGGAAAAAAGATATTTCAAAGTCATTTGACGAAGCCGAGACAATAGTTTTCAATGTAACTCCTACTCCAGACATTATTGGGCCTCATGAAGACCCTAAAAAATGTATCTGTAAAGGTAGCGGAGTAATTGTACAAGGAGATGGACATAAAACAGTTTGTCCATACCACGGATCTAAATTTGGCAAAGACGTTATTATTAAACCATTACAGACATTGGAGGAATAAATGGAACCAGAAATGATGTTTAGAATTGCGGCAATTTTAGTCGCTTCCTTTTTATTACTATCAGGAGCAAATTATCAACCCATGCTTAATTGGGCCAAAAGTTTATTCAAGAAAAAGAATGTAGTAATCCCATCTAATTCAGGCGTAAATTTCTTAGACGTTGTTAGCTCTTGGCACACAGTCAAAGAACAGTGCGTTGAATTAGGGCTACATGAAGCTGCTGAAAAATTAGATGAGGTATTTCCTCTTTTAAATTCGGAGGACTAATATGTACAAAAGAATAATAGCAGTTGTTTTGTTGCTTTATTCTGTGTTTGGTCAAGGTTTACTAGACGGTTTTGATAAACCAGAACCCAAGCCAGAGCCTAACCCTGCGGCAGAAATACTGAATGTAGAAAAACCAACAGAAAAAATCTTAAAAGATATCAGTGTTTTTTCAGACATAGTATCTGAGCCTTCCGATAGGGCTAAGTTGGCTATTTTTAATTATGAATTTGCTGAAAGAGTTTCTGGTTATGAAACATCTGTGCAGCAGGTAAACGACGTTTATGCTTTTGCTGGAAAAATTTTTTTCAAGAAAAAACTCGTAGACAAATACGAGGGACTATCTGAAAACCTAAAAAGAATTCTGGAAAAAATTCTAACAAATGATGATCACCTAGTAACCGCAGAAGAAAAACAATCTCTTCATGAGTATTTTATGGGAATAGCGTGGGTATTAATTCAAAAGGGGTAAGCCATGTCTCCAAAAGAAATAAGCGAAGTTCTATTTAAAATTTTTAGTGACGAGGGATTTAGTGTAAATGGATTTAAGATTAAATCAGAAAGCCCCCTTGTTGCAAACGTCTATAATGATGGCGAAAGATCAACTATAAGTTTTGGAACTAATTATCCCAAAGCAGAAATTACCCGCCTAATAACTTTGTACGCATATATTGAACAATTAGTTTTCAGAAAAGATGGTGGAACTGTTAGGCTTAAGAACTTCCCAGACATTAGTTTTGGTTATGATAAATCAAGTATACTTGATTTTCTAGATCACTTAACGTATGCTGGCCACCAGTGTCAAATAGAAGAAGAAATAAAAGAAAAATATTCCGATGATACAAAAAGAAAAATCGCTAAAGACTGCTTGCAATACGCCACAGAATGGGCTACAATAGTTAGTCAGTCTGGTGGATTTTGCGAGGCTGGACCATCAAAAAGAAAAGAATTGAAACGCCAGTGCTATAATTTTGTTGTAGAAAACGTAAGGGAAAACGCGAAAGAAAAAAAATATGGGTCCGTAATATTGACATATCTCTTGGTATTCATTATAATACCAGCAGTTGCTAGATTTATTATTGTGAGATTGCTTGAAAAATATTTCTAAATAATTACCACTAACAGGAAAGACGGTGATCGATGTCAATAAAGTCATTGATGAACTATACGTTCGTATCTAAATATGCAAGATGGTGTCCAGAAAAGAAGAGAAGAGAAACTTGGCAGGAATCAGTTGACAGAGTTAAGCAAATGATGCTTGACAAATACGTAGATCCTAATGATGATAATGTTTTGGACGTTAAGGAAGCAATAACTCAAGCATATGAGGACATGAGAAAGAAAAAGATTCTTGGTTCTCAACGGGCTTTGCAGTTTGGCGGCGCTCCAGTTTTCAAGCACAACGCCAGAATCTATAATTGCATTGCGTCTTATACAGACAGGGTACGTTTCTTCCAAGAGTGCATGTATTTATTATTGTGTGGATGTGGTACTGGCTTTTCTGTTCAGAAACATCATATTGATAAGCTGCCAAAGATAGTTAAATCAAAAGAAGGACAAAAGAAATTTGTCATTGAAGATTCTATTGAGGGTTGGTCTGACGCTGTGGGCGTATTGGTGTCAAGCTATTTTAGAAAGTGCGATCTTTTTCCAGAATATAACGGAAAGAATGTATCTTTTGATTACACGAAAATTAGACCGGCTGGATCATATTTAAAATCTAGCGGCGGCAAAGCTCCCGGTCCAGAACCTCTAAAGAAAGCACTAACAAGCATCAAGAAAGTCCTAGACAATATCATTAAAGAGGGCCGCGATAAAATTAAACCAATCGAAGCATATGACATTGTTATGTTTGGTGCTGACGCCGTAATTAGTGGTGGCGTTAGGCGTAGTGCTACAATTTGTCTTTTCTCTGCTGACGATGAAGAAATGGCAAAGGCTAAAACTGGCTCATGGTTTATTGATAATCCACAAAGAGGACGATCAAACAACTCAGCACTATTACTAAGAAATAAAACATCAAAAAAACAATTCAATGAACTTATGCAATCCGTGAAAGAATTTGGAGAACCCGGATTCGTATGGTCTGACTCTACAGAGCTGATTGTAAATCCATGTGTGGAAATTGGCATGTGGCCCGTAGATGAAACAACTGGCGAAAGTGGATGGCAAGCCTGCAATCTGTCTACAATTAACTGTGCCAAAGTTAAAACTGTAGAAGATTTTTATGCAGCGTGTGAGTCTGCCGCAATTATCGGAACGCTACAAGCTGGATTTGCTGAATTCCCCTACCTCGGTAAAGCTTCTGAGAATATTATTAGTCGTGAAGCCCTGTTGGGAGTGTCAATGACGGGGATTATGGAACAGCATGAAATATGCCTAGACCCGAAAGTTCAGAAGAAGGGTGCAGAAATAGTAAAGAAAACTAATGAAAGAATCGCAAAGCTAATTGGTATCAATAAAGCAGCACGTACCACCTGCGTTAAGCCAGAAGGTACATCTAGCTGTATCCTTGGAACCTCTTCTGGAATTCACCCCCATCACGCCAAGAGATACATCCGTAGAGTCCAAGCAAATAAAATGGAGCCAATATACCAGTACTTCAAAACAATCAACCCTAGAGCTTGTGAGGAGTCCGTATGGTCTAATAACGACTCGGATGACGTTGTGGCGTTTTGTGTAGAAGTTCCAGACGGTTCTAAGATTAAAAATCAACTAGGGGCGATAGACTTACTAGAATACGTAAAAAGCACACAGGAAAACTGGGTAATTAATGGTACAAATCCAGAACAATGCACACAAAAGTGGCTGACGCACAATGTTTCCAATACAATTAACGTTAAGCCAGAAGAGTGGGACGCTGTGACAGATTTTATTTATGATAATCGCCAGTATTTCTGCGGTGTTTCACTGCTTCCAATCGCTGGTGATAAAGATTATGCACAAGCTCCCTTCACAACAGTGTATTTACCTAGTGAGCAGATACAACATTACGGAGATGCGGCAGTGTTTGTAAGCGGTTTAATTGAAGTTGGTCTTTCTCTCTATGAAGATAATTTATGGGCGGCTTGTGATAGTCTATTAGGAGTTGGTCAAAAGATTAAAGGCTCAGAGAAAAAAGAATATAGAGATAGATGCCAAAAATTTGCCGATAGATACATGAACGGAGACCTTAAACTACTCACGTATTGTATGAAAGATGTTTACAATTGGAAAAACTGGCTAGATATGAACCGTGAATATAAAGAAGTAGATTATACTCAAGTTATCGAAGAGGAAAATAATGTCAAAGCAGAGCAAGAGTGGGCCTGCTCTGGAGGATCTTGCGAAATTCGCTAATAAGGAATTTTTATGATAAAAAAGAAAAAGGAAAAACCAACTATGCATTTTGTAGGAATTCAACTTTTAACTCAAACAGCTAAGATGCCAACTAAATCCAATAGAAGTGATGCTGGCTTTGATTTATACTCAGACGAAGATAAGTTTGTATTTGCACATAAACGAACAGTAATTAAAACTGGGATAAGCACAGAGATGAGTAACAATATGGCTGGTTTAATTTGGCCTCGCTCTGGACTTTCCGTAAAACACGGCATAGATGTATTAGCTGGTGTCATAGATGCTGGCTACAGAGGAGAGATCATGGTTTGTCTCTACAATACTTCTGATGAAGATGTGGAAATAAAACGTGGGGATAGAATCGCTCAGATGATATTCCAAGAGGTTCCTGTTGTATCTTTACAGTTAAGAGACGAACTAGGTTCCTCACAACGAGGGAGTAACGGCTTTGGTAGCACAGGCAAATAACAACAATAGAAAAAAGCGACAAGAGAAAAAGAAACCTAAGCAAAACCATTTGGAGGCCAAAACTGAAAATCAAAAGATATATATTAGGTCAATTGTAGAGAACGACGTTGTTTTCTGCACCGGACCTTCTGGTAGCGGTAAATCTTTTATTCCAGCTGGGTTAGCAGCTCAGAAGTTATTAAAAGATGAAATTGAAACAGTTATAGTTACTCGCCCTTTAGTTTGTACTGGTAGAGACATTGGTTCTTTGCCGGGGGAATTAAATGAAAAAATTAAACCATATTTACAGCCAATGGAAGAAAATTTAAAGTATTTCCTTGGTAGAGACAAGTTTGGTTATTATTATAACCAAAAAAGAATTAGGTTTGAACCATTAGAAACCATGCGTGGTTCCACATTCCATGATTCATTTATGATTTTAGATGAAGCTCAAAACTGTACTAATGAACAGATAAAAATGTTCATAACAAGAATGGGCAATCATTCTAAAGTAATTATAAATGGTGACAACAAACAGACGGATATCTACAAGTATAGTGGATTAGACTTCTGCTTGGAAAGATTATCTGATGTTCCGGGTGTTGGAATTTGCAAATTAGAGTATCATGATATACAGAGAAACGGAATTATTGGAGCTATACTTTATGCACTGGAGTCATAATGCTATACGATTATGAATGTAGTAATTGCAAACATTTTATGGAAGATGTTTATCAATCAATAAAAGATGAAGCACTAACAAAATGTCCAAAATGCAAGAAAAAATCACTAGAAAGAATAATATATGGTGGAAGTCACTTTAGTGTTAAAAAATCATGCAATAATCAACAACCAGATGGTTGTTTTAAAACAACATACGGACAAGGAAACAAGAAAAAAATTCAGCAAAAACACTTTAACGTAGTTGTCAACAATGCTTTAAAAAATGAAATGAACAACGTAGACCCAAAAGATAGAAAGAAGTGGGCAGACAAAAGAGCGAATCAAGATTTTTGCGAAAAAGTATACGTAAAAGAAACAACAAAAAAGAGGAAAGACTAGTGAGATATATTGACAATCCAGAAAAAAATAATCTACAAAAGTTTAAAACAGAAGAAAGCAAATATGATAGAAACGGTCAACTTGTAGAGTCAGATAATATGGCTTTAGCTAAGTGTGTTACGGTTTTAGATGGATCAAGAATAATCTCTAGAAGGTTTTTTGTTAGTACTCATAACGGAAGCCTATATGATCCTCTCGGGGCAAGCAGTAATAGAGAAAAATTTTTGCAACTCAAAACGAAAGAAGTAAACCAAAAAACTTTTGATTATTATATGCAGTACTTAGAGAGTAAAAATTCTATTTTTTTAACAAGATCTCAAAGAGGATTTATTAATGGCTAAATTGAAGCGTGGCCCACTGAGTAAAGTTGAAAATTACTATCTTCTTGGCAATCAGAACAATTTAACCCCAGAAGAGCTAGCATCAGATTTGAATAGATCTGTAGCAAGTATAGAAAAAGTATTGAGAAAAACAAGAAAAGATTTAGAGCATGTCAGCGAAGAAACTATTGTGAGCCAACAGTTTGTTAGACAGAAGGGCGTTACGATTATGACAGAAAACGCATCATCCATGATAGATCAGGCCAAACAGTCAAGACAAAGGAAAAACCCGGAATGCATAACGAAAATAAAATGAATTATATCTTTGGAAAAGAAAGCTTCAGAAAGTTCTATAGAAGCTTAACCGACACTGAGAGAAGAACAATATTTATTATCGTTGGTACTTCTGATGGACAAGAAGTTTACTTAACAGAATATAAGCAGTGGCTTTCTTTTGGTGATTACATATCACAAACCAGCTCCAGAATAGATAAAATAAGTTTACAATATAGAAGTCACGTTGTACCAATTGATACTTCTAATTCAGACGGTGTATATTTAGTCAAAACTGCTAAGGGGCAGATGGGTGGAGCTACGAAGGATTGTTATAGCGTTGGAATAGTAAAGGGTAATAAAGTATACAGACAATTGTACATTACTCCAGAGCTAATAAAAGACATAGAATTTGAAGATGATTTAAATTGTTGCATTGAGGAAGCGTTGATACTACATGAGCAAAAAGCCAAAACTATTTAACCAATCTTATCAAAAGCAATGGTCGGAAACACATAAGTACAAGCATATTCACACTGGAGAATACTGTACTTTTGAGGCTTATGTTGCCGAATATTTGATTATAAGATGGACCGACACGTTCAAGATGGATAAACCTTCTTATAAATTTTGGACCTCTGGCGACAAGTATCACGAATGCTTCATGAGAAACATGAAAGCTTTGCAATCTTTGAAAAAAAAATTTGCAGAAAATATTATTATAGAAGCAATTAACTCTAAGTATTTTGAAAAAATTTACCATATCGGAATTAAAGGGTATGGACCAAGAGGCTGGAAGTACAATAAGGTTGCAATAGAAGCTGTTACGAAGTACAATAATGAGGTAGAGGAATCAAAAAAAATCTCTGACCAAATAAAAGATGCTAATGTTGAAGAAATTAAGAGAGAAGAAGTTGCAAGAAGAACAAAGTCTATACCAAAACAAAAAAGTATTTTCAATAAACTGAGGAATTTATGAGCAAAGTAAAGAAAAAGAATTCAAGTAAATTTGAAAGCGACGTTGTAAGCAATTCAATTGTTAGCAAGTATGGAGATGTCGTTAGGAGTGGTACAGAAGTTCTTGAGGCTATCAATAGCCTTCAAGTAATCGGCGTGTCACCAGCACTCGACATTGCCTTGGGTGGCGGTTTAAGGGAGGGTAGTGTTGTAGTAATGACTGGAGATCCCAAATCCGGCAAGACTACAACCGCCCTTCATTTTGCTTCAAAGTGTCAAGCTTTGGGAAAGCGTGTCATTTATGTCAATACAGAAGGCAGACTATCACGACAGAACTTTGATGGCATTAAAGGGTTGCAGTCTGACAATATTCTGATAGTAGAATCTACTGATGACAAAATTCTATCAGCAGAAGACTTCCTTAATATCATTGAATACTACATTAACAATGATCCCGGATGTTTAATTATTGCTGATTCTTTATCAAACATGGTTCCATCTTGTGAGCTAGAAGGAGAGGTTAGAACTGGAGTTCGCAACGCACTTCCAAGATTACTATCCATGTTTTTCAAGCGTATCAGTGGAACCCTTATGAAGAACAAGATTATCTTAACATGTATTACTCACAACATTGCTAATACTGGCGGCTCACCATATGCTCCATCAAAGATGGCAGACTGTGGAAACATGTTGCAATATCAAGCTGGAACCAATATGGTTATCACACACAGGGGTAGATGGCAAGTGCCAAAAGATAGTGGCCCTCACGTTGGTCAAATAGCAAACTGGGCTATCAAAACATCTTGCGCTGGTGGAACACCTAATAGCACAGCAGAAAGCTGGATTAGGTACGGCGTTGGTATTGATGAAACCCAAGAAGTTGTACAGATTGCTTGTGAATTTAGATTGATTAAAACAGCTGGAGCTTGGTATACAATCCAGTGCGCTATCGACAACCTAGAAGATCCGGTAATACAAAACATTCTGAAACAAAATAAAATCTCTGACAAACCAGAGGATATAGAAAGATTTTTTAAATTCCAAGGCGCTAATAATACGCTTGAGTTTTTAAATGAAAATCCAGATATGTCATCATTCATTTACGATAAGATTAAGGAATTGTTTTAATGGCTAAAGTAGATCTAACAAAGACAGAGGCTTGGAGAATACTGGATGCTCTTAATGTATATAAGAAAGATTATGAGTTAACGGAATACGTAAAGAAAACCATTCGCAACGCAGAAAAGAAATTGAAAAAGATTGTTAATGAATAATAACGAAGTGTGGCCTAAGATTGTTGGACTTATTGCGGTGTGGATCATTCTTTATTTCTATATGCGTAGACCAAAAAAATGAATACAATACTTCAAATATGTGCTGGTATATTGCTAGCTAGATTTATAGAATGGATTTTGTATGAAAGTTATAGGCTTAAATGGCAGAGAGTACGTTTGGAATTTAAACGGATATTCTGTTGCCGCCAACGACAAACGCAAGAGATCAAAGTACCACGTTCGCGCAAGAGAAGTCTTGAAGACTGTCTTCCATAGCTATAGAATACTTGAAGAAGTCAAGTTGCCGGGAAGCACACCAAGACACAGAAAAGGAGTTCTATATTTAGATTTTTATATTCCACAGATAATGCTGGCAATAGAGGTTCATGGGCAACAACACTATGAGTTCACTCCATTTTTCCATAAAACAAAAGCAGATTTTTTATTGGCAAAAGCCAAGGATGAAGATAAAATAGAATGGTGCAAGTTGAACAAGATTGACTTGATTGAGTTGAAATATTCAGACACAGACGAGCAATGGAGAGAACAAATTGAAAACAGCTAAAGAAACCGTTGAAAATTTCCTTGAAAAGCTAGATCAATTCACAAATGAAACAAACACAAAGTTTGCCACTTTTCGTGAAGAATTTCTATTAGCTGCCGACATGGAGATGGAGCAAGTTAAAAAGCTTAATCAAGAAGAGCTTTTTGATTACGCTTATGCTCTATATGGATACGCCTCATATGTTCAGGATCAAATCAATAGACAGAAAGTTGTATTTAATTTATGTAATGATCAGCTACAAAAAATGGTAGCTAAATATCATGAAAAGTTTAGCCCATATACCAAGCACGAAATGAGAATGCAAATGATTGTAGTTGAAAATGAATACGCTGCTTCTATTGATAATTATAGACAAGTTGCAGAAGCAAGAATACAAGAATTAGACGGCAAGGTTTACGAATTAAAGCGCAAGGGTGACATATTAATGGAAAAGGGGAAGAGATCATGAATTTAAGAAATTTGGTAGAAGGCTTAACAATAGCAGAAAGAACAGAACTTCTAGATATACTTACTGAAGATTCTTTAACTTGGACTACTATGCCTCCACACATTGAATTTCCAGAAGAAGAAGTAGAAAGCAATCCTAATCATGTTGAAAATTTTGCTATGCATGATGAGAAAAAACTTTCAGAAAAAAGGAAGCAGAAAGTGAATGCTCAGACAAACACTTGGAAGGACACTGGAGAACACAAAGATGTTGAAACACCGGACATAAAACCATCTCCACGAAATAGACCTTCCCCAAAAATAATAGATGTTACATGTCGCGTTTGCGGAAAGAGTGAAAGAGTTAATAGCGCTGTTGTATATGGCGAATATTATAGGTGCAACAACTGCATAGGATAAATATGGAAAAATTACTAGACATTGGTGCAGAAAGAGCAGTTCTTGCCGGTCTATTGCAGCACGGCGTGGACGCATATGTTGGTATTGCAGATTTTATTAATGCAGAAAGCTTTGTTAATACTAATAACTCAATACTTTTCAAATGCATAGACCATGTTTTAAACAACGAACAAAAGCCAGACATAGCAACCGTATTAGCTGCCGCAGAAAAGTTAAATTATATAGAGCAGATAAGCACAAAACAAGAAATTAACTACATCAAATCTCTTTATGATTTTCCAATTAGCCAACAGAACATTGTCGGCTTTGCGGCACAACTTAAGAAATTTGAATTTGCACGAAAGATCAAGAAACTAACTCTGAAAATACACCACGACGTTGATGAAGTAACTGGAAACGAAAGTATAGATGAGATAATATCAATACTAGAAAATCCCGTAACAGATTTTTTAAGAGAAGATGACGGTGGAGAAAACCCAGAAAAGATAGGAGCAGGAGTAGAAGATTATGTCGAGTTCCTCTCAGAAAATAAATGCGATATCATTGGTATACCCACGGGATTCTCTAAATATGACGAGGCCATTGGCGGTGGTCTTAGGAGAAAGTGCGTTGATCTTGTATCTGCAAGACCAAAAGTTGGTAAATCAGTATTCGCTGATAATGTTGCCCTTAATGTATCTTCAATAGGTGTTCCAGTACTTGTTCTAGATACTGAAATGTCTAAGGAAGACCATCTTAATAGACTGATAGCTAATATTAGCGGTACTCCAATAAATGAAGTTGCTACAGGAAAATTTGTTGATGATCCAGAGAAAGACAGGAAAGTAAGAGAAGCTGTAGCCAAGTTAGAATCAATACCTTATAGTTATGTTAGTGTCGCTGGGAAGCCTTTTGAACAAATATTGAATATAATTCGTCGGTGGATAGTGCAAGAAGTAAAGACAGATGAATCAGGAAAAACAAATGAATGCTTAATCATCTACGATTATTTAAAGCTTATGTCATCGTCATCTATTACTAATAATATTCAAGAGTATCAAGCGTTGGGATTCCAGATTACCTCTCTTCATAATTTATGCGTTAAGCTAGACATACCCTGTCTATCCTTCGTGCAATTAAATAGAGATGGAATCACAAAAGAAAGTACAGATGCGGTGAGCGGTTCAGACCGGTTGATCTGGCTGTGTACTTCATTTAGCATATTTAAAGCTAAATCTCCTGAAGAATTAGCAGAAGATGGGCCAAACGCTGGAAATAGAAAGCTAGTTCCAATTGTTTCTAGACACGGGGCTGGAATGGACGACGGAGACTACATTAACATGCAGATGGTTGGATCTCATGCTAAACTGATAGAACTTAGAACAAGAAATGAATTCAAAAATCAACCCATCGGTGACACCGGATTAGTTGGTTCTGAAAATATGGATAAAATAAAAAATGAACTTGAAGAAGATTAAAGCTAAATTGAATAAAGAAGCATCAAAAGTTTTTGAAAAACTTGAAATGAAATGCGAATCTTTTAACAATAACATATATTCTACATGCCCAGTGCATGAGGGAAGTGATAATCCAAGAGCTTTTTCTTTCTGTCCAGATCGAGGAATATGGAAATGCTGGACAAGAGACTGCCAAAGCGAATACAACAATGACATATTTGGACTAATAACCGGGGCATTGTCCGCGCAGGAGGGCAAGCGATTAGAATTTAAAGACGCCCTGAAGTGGATCAAAAAAGAATTCAAAATTTCATCTGATTATTCTCATTGTGGCCCAATGGCATCTGAAGACGAAGATGATTTCAGTGTTTTGATCAAAGAACTGAATGCTAAAGAGCCAGTAGTAAAAGATAAGGAAATAGTAAACAAGTATAATTATAGCATTCCATCTTTATATTTTAATGGCAGGGGGTTTAATAAATCCACCTTAAAATATTTTGGAGTTGGTGACTGTGATGATTGTGGGATAATGAAAGAAAGGGCTATAATACCAATACATAACGATGACGGAGGCTTAGTGGTTGGCCTCATAGGAAGATCTACAAAAGAGTATAGACAGCCAAAGTTTTTATTTTACCCCACGGGATTTAACAAGCGGTGTTATCTCTACAACTACCACAGGGCTGTTAGCAAGGCAATAGAAACTTCCTGTATGTATATCCTTGAGGGACAAGGAGACGTATGGAAAATGCATGAGGCTGGCGTTAAAAACTGTGTTAGCATATTTGGCAAAACCATATCAAAAGAGCAGGAGCTAAAACTCAGAAAGCTACCAATAACTCAACTGATAATACTAACTGATAACGATCAGGCAGGAAGAGAAGCAAGAGTAAAAATACAAAGAGATTTATCTAGAATGTACAAATTAACATTCCCAAAACTCTCAAGCAAAGATATTGGAGAAATGAGTATTAGTAAAATCAAGAATCTATTAATCAATCTCAAAGGAACTTACTAATGGTTAAAATAATAGGCATTTCTGGAAGAAAACAGTCTGGCAAAAACACGGTGGCAAACATCATCAATGGCGATGTGTTAAAAAGCTTGCACATGATACAAGATTATAAAGTGGATGAATTAGGCAACTTAAACATCATGACAACTGACAAGGATGGTAATTTAGGATGGGGCATCTTTGACTTGTTAAGAAAAGATCCAGAATTTGTCTCTTATGCCAATACTAATATTTGGCCATATATTAAAATTTATCACTTTGCAGACTATCTAAAGATGATATGTGTCGATTTATTTGACTTAGACCCTGCGCAAGTTTATGGGACGGATGACGACAAAAATACGGACACTAATTATGGGATGACCGCCAGAGAATTTCTACAATACTTTGGAACAAATGTCATGAGAAAAATCAAAGATACGATCTGGCTAGATGTAACACTGAAAACCATAGACTTAGAGCAACCATCAATAGCAATTATACCTGATGTAAGATTTCCAAATGAAGTTCACGCAATTAAAGACGCCGGAGGTTTTGTAATAAGGCTTACGAGAGATACTCTTCACAGCAGCCATGAATGTGAATCGGCTTTAAATAAAGACGTTTTTGATTGGGATACATTTGATTACGTAATTGACAATCAGGGTTATGATATATCAGAACTTCAAGAAAAAACTTTATTAATGAGCCACATCTGGAGAAATTAATGTTAATTACATACGTAAGGTCATCGAGTTATAATAATTACGCTTACTGTCAAATGCAGTACTTCATCACTTACGTTCTTGGTCATCAGTCTGTAAGTGGCAAAAAAGCGGAGCTTGGAACTATTGTTCACAAAGTTATGGAGTGCTTGGCTGGATTAAAAAAAGCCGACCAAGACGCAAGCTCAAGGGTGAAGTACTTAAAAATAAAAGACGACGCCCTCAAGGATGTAAAATGCAAACGTTCAGATCTAATGTCAGAAGAATTAATTGACGAACTTTTAGATGCAAGTTTTAAGTTTTACACCGGAACATCTGTACACTCTTGGGACATGTCAGATAAACACATGTGTCATAATTTGATATGGAAAACTCTAAAATATAACGCTGGACAATTTGACCCAAGAAAAAGAGATGTTCTTGAACCAGAGCCTCACTTCGACATACCAATCGAAGAAGATTGGGCAAAATTTGAATACAAAATGCCAAACGGAAAAACGGTCCAAGGACAACTAGCAATTAAGGGTACTATAGACTTAGTAACCAAGGTAGATGAAGAAACAATAGAAGTAATAGACTGGAAGACTGGAAGGAGACTAGACTGGGCGACTGGAGAAGAAAAGACATACGAAAAGCTATGCTCTGATCCACAGCTTTTGCTTTATAATTATGCTATTTCTAAGCTATTTCCAGAATATAAACAAGCTATTATGAGCATTTTCTTCATTAAAGATGGAGGCCCATTTTCTATGTGCTTCGATGAATCTGACCAGAAGAAATTTCTGAACATGCTTAAAAACAGATTCCAAGAAATACAGAAAAATGACACACCAAGACCCATTTCTAGCGATAGAAGCAACTGGAAATGCACTAAATTGTGCCATTTCTGCAAAAACGATTGGCCAGATACAGATCAAAATATGTGTATCTATATAGAGAATCACCTAAAAAAACACGGAATGGAAAAGACAATAAGAGATTGTACAAGAGAAGGTTTTGATATAGGATTTTACGAAGCTCCGGGGTAATAAATGAATAAAAAACTCACAATTGGGATGGCAACATACGATGACTATGATGGAGTGTATTTCTCTATTCAAGCGTTGAGAATGTATCATCCAATATGTAATTCAAGCGATGTTGAAATACTTGTTATCGACAACAACCCAAGCTCTGAACACGGTAAAGCAAAACAAAATTTCATCAAGTGGGTCAAAAATGCAACTTATATTCCATATACCTTGAAGACAAGCACAGCTGTTAGAAATGAAATATTCAGGCTAGCAAAAGGAAAATATTGCATATCAATGGATTGTCATGTAATGTTTTTTCCGGGAGCAATAGAGAGTTTGCTTGACTATTACGACAAACATCCAGACTGCAAAAACATTATACATGGACCTCTGGTTTATGATCACCTTGATCACTCTTCTCCGTCTACTCATTTTAAGCCGGGGTGGGGCGCTGGAATGTATGGCAAATGGGAAACTGATAAAGAGCAACTAAAAAAAGGTAAACCATTCGAAATACCAATGCAAGGTCTTGGTGTTTTCTCATGTGAAACAAAAAACTGGGCTGGATTTAATAAAAAATTCAGGGGTTTTGGCGGCGAAGAAGGATACATACATGAAAAATTTAGGCAGTTAGGAGGTAAAGCGATATGCCTACCAGAGTTCAAGTGGCTGCATAGATTTAATAGACCCAATGGAGTAAAATATCCTCTTATTCTAGAAGATAGAATATGGAATTATTTTGTTGGGTGGTTAGAACTCACACAAGACCCAGAACACGAAATGATTAAAGGCGCATACGAACATTTTAAAAATAAGATACCTCCGGGAAGTATAGATCATATTCTTAAACTTGCCATCACAGACACTTTAGGAGATTAAAATGCCAATTCCTTCAAGAAAAGACGGTGAAGATAGAAAAAATTTCATATCCAGATGTATGTCTGACGATAAAATGAAATCAGAGTATCCAGACTCTTCCCAGAGGACCGCAGTATGCCTCAGTAAAGCTTGCGAAAATTTAGATACTGTAGCTCAGGCCGACTTCCAAATGTATTTTGAAAACTATGGCTCAGAAGAAGAGTTAACGGAAGATAATTTTTACGCTCCATCTGAAGCAGAGTATGTTGACTTTGGTGAAGATGTGGTAGAATGGGATGTGGCGGCTGATCGTCCCGGTCTTTGGGAAAATATTCGTAAAAAGAAAGAACGTGAAGGAAAAAACTATAAGCCAGCAAAAAGGGGCGACAAAGACAGGCCAGATCCAGAAGCTTGGAAAAAAGCCCAATCTGGAGAAGGTGGAGAGGGAGGAATGTCTAAGGCTCAATTGAAAAAGATTGCATCGCAAGCTATGGAGCTTTACAGCATGATGACAGAAGATATGGAAATTGAAGCTTGGGTTCAAGATAATATTTCTAAAGCTGAAGCTCATGTCGCGTCAGCATACGATTACATGAAATATACAGACGTTAGAGAAACTGAAAAAGAAGAATCTTACGCTGTAGAATATCAAGGCCGCAAGGTGAAACTAAATAAGCCCTTTAGAACTCCAGACGGTCCCAAGAAAATGAGCGTGTATGTCAAAAACGACAAGGGTAATGTAGTTAAAGTAAACTTTGGCGATCCTAATATGGAAATTAAGAAGGACAACCCAAAGAGAAGAAAAAGCTTCAGGGCTAGACATAACTGTGATAATCCGGGGCCAAAATGGAAAGCAAGATATTGGTCTTGTAGGGCTTGGTAATCATGACACTAAAGAAAAAATGGGCAGAACACTTAGATAGAAACGACATGACCTACTGGAGTCACTGGTGGTTTGCAGTAGGTCATGGATATCATTGCATAAGGGCTGGTATTTATCTTTTAATACATGGATTTCTACCATGCTTTTATAGACACGCCGGTAGTAAACTTGTTCATAGATTAGAAAAAGACTTCGTAGAGAGAGAAAATGAGCTTAATAAATAAAGTAGCAGCAATTATAGATAGTAAAGCCGACCTAGATAAAGTTGGATATCTAGAGAATAAAGTTAACTATGATGATGAGATTTCTGTCTTAGATATAGAACTTAAATCTCTTTTACCACCTCCCCCTAAAAACAGTAGCCTTACTACCAAGAGAGAAGTTGAAGAGATAGCAAAAGCTACTAAAAACAGAACAAGAAGAGAATTAGATTTAGTTTACTTGGTTGACAATGAACCTCTTGACTTATTTACTAATTCTTTGTCGAAACGTGGAATGAAATTTCCTAAAGATGTTTTTGACACATACTACAATGTGCTAGAACAATATGTGTATGCATTAAAGTTTTATCACAACAGAGCTAGACCGGAGCAATTAGCTCCATATTTCAATGTTGATATAGATATTCTTTATACAGAAACGCATCATACTCCAGCTTATCCAAGCGGTCACACGATGTATTCTGAATTAGCTGCACATATTTTATCGGACCTATATCCAGAACTCCGAGAAGAATTTTTTCAGTTGTCTGATTACTGTGGCTTGGCTAGAATATTACAGGGTGTTCACTACCCATCGGACAATAAAGCTTCCAAAATTGCTGTTAATAAATTATACCCATTAATGAAGGAAAGATACGATGAACAAAGTCAAAACTTTCCCTTTGACATCAAATCCAAGACCTAGCGATAAAGAGCCTGTTAGGAGACCTTTGCCACCAAAAAATTGAATAGGAGATTGAATGAACTGGTTCCCGTTGCATAATTTTACACATTACAGTTTGCTAAAAGGATTCTCAAAACCAACTGAACTTGCTAAGATTTGTGCTGATAATGATTATCCAGCATGTGGTATTGCAGATTACAAGTCTATTTCTGGTTGCGTATCGTTTTTTCAAGCTTGCAAGAAGGTTGGTGTTAAGCCCATCCTTGGATGCTCTTTTGATAACACTACAGTCTTTGCTAGAAATAAAAATGGATGGTTTGACTTAATAGAAATGGTGTCATCTCTAGACGAAGATGGAAATGTTAATACAAAATTCTGTCAAGAGATTATGTCAAGAGATAATCTTGTAGCTACGAGTAAAGACATTCATCCAAGCTACTACGCTGAGTCTAAACAGGCTGATCTACATAGGGTGTTATTATGTTCAGCGTTAAAGACTACGCTGCCCAAAGTACAAAAACAGCTTCGCAAGAACGAACTGGACAAAGCAGTATCGCAATACTTTACGCACGATGACAAGTGTATACAACCTGCTGCGGTAACAAAAGAATTGCAACTTATCTACGAGGTGTGTGAAGATTATGACATTCTCAGTCCTCCTATGCTTCCTAAGTTCGGTTGTCCCAACGGACTATCCGAAGAAGACTACCTCAAAGTACTTGCTAGAGAAGGTTGGAAGCGTCACCTTATTGACACTGGTAAAGTAAAGAAGCCAGAAGATAAGCAGAAATATCTAGACAGATTTAATTCAGAACTACAAGTCATTAAAGACGCAAATCTCTTTGGTTATTTTCTTATTGTTCAGGATATCATCAGGCATGTAGAGCATGACATGGGATGCTTGGCTGGTCCCGGAAGAGGTTCTGCGGCTGGATGTTTGATATCATATTTAATTGGTATTACAAAGATTGACCCAGTAGAATATGATCTTCTGTTTGAAAGGTTTTATAACGCTGGACGAAACACTGATGGTCACGTATCTCTACCAGATATTGACATGGACGTTCCGGGAAAGAGGCGTGATGATGTGATAGATTATCTGAAGGGTAAATACGGCAAGGATCATGTAAGCCAAATGATTACGTTTGGTAGACTACAAGGGCGAAGTGCAATCAAAGAAGTTCTTCGCATAAATGATGCTTGTTCTTTTAGCGAGATGAACGCTATAACAAAGAGTATACCAAACGAAGCAGATATTTCTGACCAACTTGCAGATATGGATGATGAAGATAGATCTATTATTCGTTGGTCATTATTGAATCGCGCTGATGAGTTGAGGGATTTTTGTCACATTCTGGAAAATGGAAAACTAGAAGGTGATTATGCCCAATATTTCCAGCAGGCCATAG